ACACCATCGGCACAACCATTGTACGCGAGGACAAGCCACGCCGAAGCGGCGAACACCCAACCATGAAGCCGGTGCGCCTTATTACGACACAGCTAAAGAACAGCACGCGCAAAGACGACATCGTGATTGACTTTTGCGGCGGTAGCGGCTCAACACTGATCGCATGCGAGAAGCTAGGGCGCCAAGCCAGGCTTTGCGAACTCAGCCCCAACTACGTCCAGGTGATTGTTAAACGGTGGCAAGAATTCACAGGCCACAAAGCAACCCTGGAAGAAACCGGTCAATTCTTTGACGATATCGAGGGAACAAATGACCAGTAGAATAGCCGCCGCAAAGGCAAGAGGGGCAGAACACCGGGCCAAAGCAATGGAAATGAGAAAGCTCGGTATGACTTTTTCGGAGATTGGAAACAAGCTAGGGATAAGCCGCCAGGCCGCCCACAAACACGTTCAGAAGTTGATGGCCGATTACAACAACGGAGCCAAAGACCAAGCGAAAGAATACCGCACGCTCAACCTCATGCGATTGGAGGCCATACTTGCGAAGACCTACATGAACGCCCTTGTCGGCCAAGTTCAATCCGTCAGAGAAGCGCGCATGTTGATCAAGGACATCAGCACATTGGTCGGGGCCGATATGCCAACCAAAACAGCGCAAACCACCGCAGACGGAGAAAAGGACATTATACCAGGCGTTTATAACAACATGACCGAAGCAGAGATAGACGCACGCATAGCTGAATTACAAAGTAAAATGTCAGGTGACTAGCGCCCCGCTATCCATAAAATTACAAATGCTAGATTTGCTTGAAAAGAAACGCCGCGCAAAGGCGAGAGACAGCCTGGATGATTACTGCCGATACATTCAGATCCCAGGCGCTCCACTGGTCGAAGATACCTGCAAATTAGGCGATAGTTGTGACAACCCAAAATGCACCGGCCACGAAGTCAGTACCGCGTTTTATTCGGTTAATGTCGAGCCAGATAAACACCACACCATACTCAACAAGCTATTGGAAAAAGTCGGCAAAAGGGAAGCATGCCCCAAGACCGGTTACAAATACGACAACGTCATGGTTTTTATGCCTCCAGGGAGCGCGAAAAGCACCTACGGTTCAGTTGCTTTCCCGACTTGGTACATGGGCCGCAACCCGCAAAAGAACATCATCACAACGAGTTACGCGAGCCAACTGGCTAAGAAATTCGGCCGAAAATGTCGGTCGATTGCCTCAAGCCAAGAGTATAACGAGTTATTCGAGACCGGCTTAAACACCACAAACCGAGCCGTGGACGATTGGTCGCTAATGAACGGCGCAACCTATATGTCAGGCGGTATATTGTCGGGGATCACAGGTAACCGCGCCGACGGCCTCCTAATTGACGATCCGGTTAAAGGAAAAGAAGACGCCGAATCAAAGACCATGAGAGACAAGACCTGGGACGCATACCTCAGTGACCTACGAAGCCGAGTCAAACCCGGGGGATGGAAATTAATTATACAAACCCGGTGGCACGAAGACGATCTCAGCGGCCGCATATTACCCGAGCAATGGGATGGCGAATCAGGATGGATAAAATCACGCCAGGGCGATATGTGGTACGTGCTGTGCATCCAGGCAGAATGCGAGCGAGAAGACGATCCGCTCGGCCGTAAGATTGGCGAATGGTTATGGCCTAAGTGGTTTACAACCGATTATTGGGTAGCGGAAAAACGCAACCAGGGATCCCGAAATTGGGGTGCGCTATACCAACAGAAACCGAAACCCGCCGAAGGTTCGATATACAAAAGGTCATGGTTTAAGCGATACGGAACGGCCCCGGCTAAATTTTTACGAGTTGTTTTCTCACTCGATACGGCTTACAAACCAGAGCAGATTAACGACCCAAGCGTTTTAGGATTATGGGGCGAGACCGAAGACGGGCGCCATTATTTGCTTTACGTGTGGAAGGACAGAGTCGAGTACCCACAGCTTAAACGAGTACTCGCCAACCATTACATGGATTACAAGCCGCACGCGGCCCTAATCGAAGACAAGGCCAGTGGTCAAAGTCTAATACAAGAGTGCAGACAAGGGATAACGCTCGATGCGTACCCCAGAAAGATAAACGTGCCAACGATCGCCATTGAGCCAGAGGGAAGCAAATTAATCAGAGCAGAACGAAGCAGTAGCCTAGTCGAAGCCGGCCTCGTTTATTTACCGGAAGTCGCGCCCTGGCTAACCGATTATGAAAATGAAATTTTTGCATTTCCACTATCAACGCACGACGACCAAGTGGACATGACGTCCCAATATTTAGAATGGGCAAACAACAAAAGCGGTACGTTAAACGTGATCGCACACGGCAAGGTACGCAAGGCGCTAGAGGGCGAACGGCCCACAGCATCGACAGGTAGACGACATAAACCAGGCAAATACAACGGGTACTAAAATGGCAGAATTAAAGAGAAAAGACAGGCAGGAACTAAGCAGATACGATCATGGGATCAACATGGCACGCGCCCTGATCGACGGCATGATCCAAAACCCCGACGAGATCATCCAAAATCGAGGTACCGAAGACCTAAAGATTTACAAAGATATTCTGCGCGACGACCAGGTTCAGTCTGTATTTCAACAACGCCTGGACGCAACCGTCAACGCCGAATGGGAGGTGAATGCTGCATCCAAAAGTGCAGAGGACGAAGCCGCCGCTGAATTCATCAGAACGCAACTAGACATGCTCGACTTTGACGATATAAGCCGCAAAATGCTATACGCGGTACATTACGGCTACAGCATAGCTGAGTTGATGTTCAAACCAGAACTGATCGACGGCAAGATTTACCTGGATGATATCCTGGTCCGCGACCGCGCCCGGTTTAAATTCGGCACAAAAGGCGAGTTATTTCTCTACGACAACGGCAAAAAAGTACTCATGCCACGGTCAAAGTTTTGGATCCACAACGTCGGTTCAGACACCCACGACAACCCATACGGCCAGGGATTAGGTCACGCGCTATATTGGCCCGTATTCTTTAAGCGTAACGGGATCAAGTTTTGGCTAATATTCTTAGAAAAATTCGGTATGCCGACGGTCAGCGTTAGACTACCAACCGGACAAATGAACGACAAAGACAAGCTCGACATGGCGCACGACGTAATCGACGCAATTCAAACCGACAGCGGCGTGATTGTACCCGAGGACTTCGTTGTTGAACTGATCGAGGGAAGCCGGAGCGGCACGGTCAATTACGATACCCTGTATGACCGCATGAACAGCGCTATTAGTAAGATCATACTTAGCCAAACCATGACCACCGACAATGGCAGTAGCCAGAGCCAGGCGAACGTCCACGCAAACGTCAAAGACGACGTTGTTAAAACCGATTCCGACCTTTTATCAAGTTCTTGCAACAAGCAAGTGATCGCCCGATTAGTTGAACTCAACTTTGCTAACGCGAAACCTCCTAAAGTATACCGACGCACCGACCCAGAAGCGAACCTCCTAGAATTAGCCGAGCGGGACAATAAAATCATGGCGTTAGGGTTTGAGCCAGACGAAGAGTACGTGACAGAAACCTACGGCCCTGGATGGAAGAAGACAGCTAATCCATTACCACCCACAGGCAACCAGAACGTGCCGCCAATGGGCGCTGAGTTTGCCGATGTGACACCGCTAACGGAAGAGAAGATCAGGCATCGAAAGGACATGCAAGACATGATAGACGCCGCTGAATACAAATCAATGAACTACAGCGATTTGATAGGCGACCGAGTCAAGGACATTGAGCGGATCCTAGACGAAGCAACATCAATACCTGAAGCACAGAAGCGCATTATGGATTTGATGGAGCAACCGGTAAAAGCAGAAGTGGCCCAGGACATATTAAACGCCACCTTCTTCTCAACCCTACTCGGCTATTTTAGAGGTAAACGCAACACATGATCCTTAACTACTTCGAACCCGCGATCAATTTCAACATGGCCCCAGAACAGGCCATCGCCTATTTTAGCGGGAAAGGGCTTAAGCCAACATATAGCTATTTGGATATGATCGGCGAACAGCATGATCGCGCTTTCACGGTAGCTAAAATGATGGATTTAGATCTTCTAAAAACCGTCCAGGACAAATTACAATTAGCCCTGCAGAACGGGGAAAGTCTACAGAGTTTTAAAAAGAATTTGCAACCGATCTTGGAGGACGCAGGATGGTGGGGAAAGAAGGGAATATTAAACCCGGATGGTTCAACAACAACCATACAACTGGGTAGTAGCTCGCGCCTGGACACCATCTACCGCACGAACATGCAAAGCGCATACGCCGCCGGTCGATGGAAAGACATAACGGAAACCGCCGACACTTTCCCTTATCTGATGTACGACGCGGTAGACGATGGGATAACCAGGATCGATCACGCGGCAATGGATAATAAAGTATTCCCAATCAATCATCCGTTTTGGACTTACGCGTACCCACCCAACGGCTACAATTGCCGGTGCGGCGTGATCCAGATGGACAGCGATATCATGGAGCAGTACGGCCTCAAATTAGGTGGCGACGTCCCTCCCCTTAAATTCGTGGATTTTAATTTCCAAAGCAACGCCGGGATCGGCTTCGACGATATACTCAAGGAAGTCCAGGCCGCAAAGATTGCCAAAATGACCGCTAGCGAAGCGTCAGCCGCAACAAAAGGCATTAAAGCTAACGATGCCAAAGCTAAGAAATTAAAACCCGCACAGACGCAACTAGACGAAATAAAACTAACGGCGGCAAAAGACGCTCAAGCCCAAGCAGTCAAGAACGCGCAAACCCAACTAACGGAAATCGGAGAGGGCAACTCACCGAAGCAAGCCGGCATTAAAAAACAGCTTTATGAGAAAGCCCTTATCGACGGAATAACCGACCCAATCAAAACATTGGACGAGATCATCGAACAGGCCGCCGCTATTCAAGCCAAGAAAGAACTCGCCTCGCTGATGTCGCAATACAAAAAGAAGATCCTCGAGGGCAAGCTACCGACGAACAAACAGCAATCCGTATTTGATAACCTGGACGAAGCAAGCAAGGCGAAGATCACCCAGGATATAACGAAGAAGCAAGCCGCCGTTGTAGCCGCCAAGCCGAAGCTAGACCCGACCGCTCCCCTTTACGAATTAAACATGCTCAACATGAAGAAGATAGGCGAACAGGCAGGAAGCAACCCAGGCGGTTTATATTACGATAACGATACCGGCATTAAGTGGTACATCAAACGGCCACCAAGCGACGATCACGCACGAAACGAAGTCCTAGCCGCCAAACTTTATGAGTCCGGCGGCATCGAGGTACCCAACGTCCAATTGATCACCGACATGGACGGGAACCTTCGCGTAGCCTCACAGATTGTCGACGGCCTGGAAAAAGACGCCACCAAACTAGCAAGCGGCAACATAGCCAACGTCAAAGAGGGCTTTGTATTTGACGCTTGGCTTGCTAACTGGGACGTCGTCGGCCTCAGTTTCGACAACATGCTTATAAAGCAAAACAGAGCCATCCGAATAGATACCGGCGGCGCATTGCTATACCGAGCGCAGGGTGGCTTAAAGGGGAATGATTTTACAGGCGTCGTCAACGAGATAGACGACCTACGCAACGCCAAAATAAACAAACAATCAGCGAAAATATTTAAAAATATCACAGCCAAGGATTTAGACGCCGGTGTCAGAAAATTAGAATTGTTAGACGGAGCAACCATCGACAAGCTAGTCGCTCAATATGGGCCGAAAAGTCCTATTGAAAAGATAAAACTATCGAAATTACTTAATGAACGGCGAGCCTATTTAATCGACCGCCTTAAAATTGAGGTAGCAGACACGATCCAATTAGCCAGAGCAAAAGAGTTAGTCGAGGCCCAGGTTAAGTCTCAGATCGCCGCCGTCGATAACCAATTAATTGACACATTAAAAGGCATCAACTCAGCCTTTAAAACTGAGGGCATCAGGCCCAAAGATATAGAACGATTTAATGAATTCAAGTCAATGCTAAATCAACTTATGGCAAGCGGAAAACTAAGTCAGAAAACACAAAGACAACTCAGTGGCCATTACGATAATTGGATTAATGAGATCCAAAACTCGATCGATAATAAAGTCGGTCTAAACGGCAATTTTTACAGTGGGTATACAGGCAAAATTGACGTTAGCAAAGACGCCGTCGATCAACTCGCGCTAACGTTTGGAGACTTGCCGCCCACTACCCCAGAACAAGCGACAAGCATAATAAAAAATTACTTGGGAGAATCAGCGTCAAGCATGACCGTACCAAAAAACGGAAAGCTAGAGTATCAAGACGCTTATGCCAAACTGACAGACGGTCACAAGCGATCAATTTCACTATATACCGGGAGCCATTACGACGAATTAAACACGTCGCTATACACGCAAAACGCAACGGCAAAACAGATCGCGTACCGAGACCTACTCAACGAGGCGATCGAATACTCCGATGATTACAACGGGTTAAGCACAAGAGGGTTGGACCTTAGAGGTAAAGGTAACGCAACACAATTATGGATAGAAGGGCATCAGCGCGCATTGAAGACAGGTGAACCGGTGAAATATATAAGTTTTATTAGCTCAACAATGGGCGACACCGCCGCGTTTGGTGGTAATATAAAGATATCCATAAACGGTAAATATGGTACCTGGGTCAACCCAATCAGTCTTAACGCGCAAGGCAGAGAGAATGAAGTACTCCTGGGCGCGAACTCAGTATTCACCGTAATGGACGTCGTAGATCGAGGGAATGGTAACTGGACTATTGTCTTGAACCAAATAGAAGCAGTACAAACCAAACCAGAACTGGAGTTTAACGAACATGGCTAGTATTTTGGACCAAAGCCCGGAAGTGATCGCGAAGGTTTTAAAAGCAACCGGGATGACCATCGAAGAAGTGAAAGCACTACTCGCGCAAGTCGAGGCGAGTGATGATCCAAGTCGGCCGCAAGCACTGGAAGGCGCCGACCCCACTCAAGAAAAAAAGTTTACCATGCCGATCGGAGCTATTTTTCCAGACGAATAAACCCCACAAAAGTCACCCAAATATAGTCACGCCAATTAAGTACGTCTTAACGAACAAAAACAGTTGACGGGTAAGTGATTACCGTTTAATGTACGGTTTAACGAACAAACACCACATTAAACGAGACCAACATGAACATACGCCAATTTAAGATCGCCGCAGGATTACCCCTCACCATCAAAGGGTTTCAAGGCTACTCATACCAAGCAATCCACAACATGATCACCAAAGACGCAACAAGCGGTCTTGAACAGGGTGCGATCACCAAAGAGCAAGCCAAAAAGCTGATCGCCTGGCGCGACAAAGTCCTTAACAGCCTTAAATTCTAACCAACAGAGAGACACCACCATGAACAGAAACAAAGCAATCGAATCAACCATCATGCTCGCCCTTACATTTAGTCCTGCAGTTTGGAATAGCGAGAATGACATCGAAGTATCACTCCAACAGATAGCCGAGGACATGGAAGAGGAAGGACCAAGCGATCAGGAAATTTTACAGAGCCTTTGTATGCTTGAAGACCAAGGCGCGATCACCAAGCAAGACGGAATGTACCGCATCACACTAGCCGGCTTCGGCCTTTACCCAGAAGAAACCGGCGGTGAGTGCTAATGAAGCCCGGAGACACCGTTAACTATCACGCGACCATAGGAGGCCCGGTGTCAAGCCGAGGCCACACCATCGAGCAAGTAGACACACTGGTCAGCGGATTAAAGCTGATCTGGATATCAGGCAAAAAAATGTGCGTCAGTGCATTTCAAATATCGAGCAAAGACAATGAGCAGTAAACAAGAACGGTACGCCAAACGACAAGCGGAAAAAGGCAAGAAGCGCGTCACATTTTGGATACCAGAAGAGAAGATCGAAGAAGTCAAAGAGTACGTCGCCAAAGCGCAAGAGAAGCACCAAACAACCAACTAACCAACAAGAGGCAACACCTATGTGGATTTATACAAGCAACGGCATGGTTTCAATTGTACAGCACAACGCGAAGCCAAACTTCGTCCTGGTTCGCGCAAGAACGCAAGAACACATCACTCACTTTTTAGCACCCATCCCGAATATAGATTATTTCTATCTCGATAACGCCGATTACAAGTGGCGCGCATTGATCAATAAAATCGACATGGACCGCCTGGTCATGCACCACCTAACCGACATCAACTATTTTGATTTTAAGGGAAGCATACCCAAAACGGACCCTGATTATTACAAGGCTTGTTTTGCAGGGTGGCAAGCCATGAACGACATGGGCAAACAACAGGTATACCAAGACGAACCCGATTGCCAGTGGATCCCTTGCGAATTAGCCATGCCAGAAGAAATCGGTACCTACTTAACACGATGGGACGACGGCACGATCGAAACGTTCGGATTTGACGACATGCGAAATGAATCAGGATGGTATGAAGAACTAGGCCAGGCACAGATCACGCATTGGATGGAAATACCACGATTCACAGAAGAGTAGAACAGCACCCATGTACGATTTTGAGATAACAGCCCAAGCCATGATAAAAGACGGCGGTTTTTACACCGCCAAGCGGCTCGTAAAAGAGCTAGGAGTCAAGTCAACAGCGGCGCACCAATTGCTCGACAGACTCATAGCAATGCACGAATACAAGCATGAAAAGAGAACGATAAACGGAGCAAAGGCATACCGCCTATTAGATGCATCAGCAATGACTAAAAGAACGGTATTTTTAAGAGCGATCATATTTGGGATCCCGATCCCAACCGACCAAAAAACCATTACAGGCGCCATACAATGAGTTCAATAAACAAGGTTATATTTATAGGCAACTTGGGCCGCGATCCAGAGGTTAGTTATACAGCCGCCGGCAAAGCGATTGCAAAATTAGCCATAGCAACCTCCGAATCGTGGAAGGATCAGCAAGGCCAACTTCAAGAAAAAACAGAGTGGCACAATTGCGTAATGTTCGACCGCCTCGCAGAAGTCGCCGGCGAATATTTGAAGAAAGGATCCCAAGTTTACGTCGAAGGTAAATCCACAACAAACAAGTGGCAAGACAAGGACGGTAACGACCGATAC